TATGTACCTGTCTGTGTCTCAGGAAGCAATGGAACTTCAACGATTGGAATACCAAATGCGTATGGAGCTACATATCCTGCTGGACCTCCAAGAACTGGAACATCACCACGGATGATGCCTGAAGCAATATCCTGTGGAGTTACGTTCTGAATGTTCTGTGAGTTAGAGTATAGGTAATCCTGGATCAAGTTTGATCCCGCAAGGAAACGAAGGTCTGTGCGACGTTGCTTGTACTTGCGTGGAAGTGCCTTAAGAGCTGAGTTAAACACTGCACGAGAAATTCCCGCACCTGCTGCGTCGACAACGCGACCATAGGTCTTTGCCTTCTTAACTGCTCCATCAAATGACTTGTAAAGTGCATCGCTTGAAAGTGATGTATCACCGTTAAGGATCAAATCTTCAATGTCATTACCTGCTTGTGTTGCCATCAAACGTGCAATGTGATCTTCGAGATCTGCACCTTCGATATTATCTTCTAGAGATTCTGTTGAAAGTTCCCAATCCATGCGGAGCTTCTTAGTTGTGAGAGAGATCTTTGAGAAAGTTACACCTGAGTTAACTCCTGTGTTCTCGCCTTCGGTTGCAAGCTTTACAAGCTTCTCACCAATGGACATACGATCAATTTCTGTTGTATCGGCCTTCATTCGGACTGTACGTGCAACCTTACCAATTACGGTAGCGTCGAACATATAATCTAGAAATCTAGCTGATTGTTCTGGGTTTAGAAGACCACCGTTTCCGTTTTCGGAAGCTGTGTGTACTCCTGCACCACCTGCTGTTGAGCCGAATCCAGTTGATACTGTTGTACCTGCTGCGGCTGCCTTTTCTAATAGTTCATTACTCATTTTTATTTCACCTACCTTATTTTAGTTAAAGATTTCATTTACGGAACCGAGGAAAGAACCGTTCCATTTTGATTTTGATTGTCTTACTCCCTCAGATCGGCCAAGATCAGAGGACTTCTTAATTGCGGTATCGCCTTCTACAGCATCTACACGCTTTTGAACACCGTCGATGGTGCTCTTTATATCTGTCACAGCTGCACTTAGTGCACTGTGCTTTTCTGCCAATTCTGTGATTTGACCATTGATGCTCTTGCTGAAACTCTCTACTGTTTCTTTCATTTCGGAAACATGAGCTGCATTAGCTTCTGTGGCTTTTGTCAAAGTCTCTGAGAAAAAGCCTTTAAGGTCGCCTAACATCTTTGCAAAATCAGGTTCATCAACCGTGACTTCTTCTGTTGCGGCTGCTTCTTCAACGGAGTCGGCAGAGGCATCTTCTGCTGCAGGTTCTGCAACTTCCAATGATTTGTCAAAAAGATCTACGTTTGATTCATCTGCTGCTGGAGCTTCTACGGCTTCTGCTACAGGTGCTTCAACAACTGCTGCTTCTGCTACTGGAGCTTCTACAACATTATCTATGTTTGTATCTGACATTTTATTACCTCCTTCTACGTTTGCCTGTTTTGCAATTATTTGTGTTTCAGGCAACGCTAATCTTGTCTTCTTGAATGAAGCAAGAATCTTATCTATTTCTTTTGACTTGGATACGTCTGAGCTTTCTACCCATCCAATCAATGTAGCTGGCTTACCAGATACTGGAGAATCAAATGTTTTTTCTGTAGACATAAACACTGAGTCGCTTTCTTCGCAATAAAAAATATTTTCTGTTACAACATCTGCTGCCATTCCCTTGAATACAAGTTGGCCATTCATCTTCTCAATAGAAAAAATATTGCATAGTTGGTTTGCTGGTGAGTCTACAATTGACAACTCAATTAGTTCATAGTTCTTAATAAAACGAACTTGTTCTCCAGTAGACTTATTCATTTCGTTGTCTGCTTCTATAATCTTTCCGCCGATTGAAAAACCAGAAAGAGTGCCGTCAAGAACTTTTTCCCAAGTATCTTGTGCACCCTTTGAAATGTATGATGTTACATAAACGCCATTATAAAATTCTTTTGTTGTCTGATCGTAGTAAGTCTCAGGTCTAAATGAAACAACCTTACCAACTGCAAGAGGCTGATGCATCTCACGAAGGTTTCCTCTAAACGAATCAAATGCTTTCATGCTAGCTTCTGCAGTTACAACATCACCAGTTTGATCTACGTTATCAAGCGTAGCAAAACCAGATACAGTTCTCTTCTCACGGTTTACTTTTGTGAAAGGGACTGATAGGTGTACGGTGTCACCGCTGCTAGACCACATGGTCTTTTCAATGTTCATATGCTTAATTTTAGTGGTTTATTTACTATAACGCAAATCGTAGTTGATTAAACTCACTTGACTTTTGGACCATCGCCCTTGGCATTTCTGCCTTCTCCAGTTTTATCTGAAGTGGTTTTGGCACGTTCTTGGTCCCTGGCCCTATTGCCTGTAGATTTAGCATTTTGATCTGCTGCTTGTTGAGGCTTTAATTCTACTACCTCGTCACCACCTTCAATAGGAATCATGTTCTTTCTGATTCTAACTTCATTAGGGGTAATTACCTGCATTCTTAAATAGATTTCATCTATCTGGCTCTGGGTTATTTCGTCTGTCAAACTCAGCTCATTAAATTTTAATTCAACAACGTCTGTCTTTTCTGCGATTAAATAATTTAATTTCTTTTCTAATCTATCTTGGGCTGGTCGGCAAACCTGCTCTTTAAATGTTTTATCAGCATCTCTTGCTACCGCTAAATTGACTCCCTCTGGAGTTCCAATTTTATTAATAGGAACACGATGGGCTAAAAGAATTTCATCTCTATTAGTTTTACGATAGATGTTGAAAGAAGATTCCTGCTCTCCAGCTTCAATTGGCTCCATCTTAAATTCAGTCTTTGAGTCTGGTGTATCGGCTGGAAGTGGAATATATAAGGATCTGTGATTCTTGCCCTTTAATCCAACTTGGAAAAATTCAAGAAGTTTTCTTTCTGACTCTGGTGAAAGCTTTGCTCCCTTTACTGTAATAATATATCTTGGGACCGCCTTATTTTCAAAGTAGTCTAGGTTATATCTTCCAGCAAATTCATTTCCAGCCAGCGCTTGCTGTGCTGCAATAATGTCTGGAACTCCGTAGTAATTATTCATTGGAGTGTATTTCTTTAAATGTATAATCTCGTTTGGTCTATCCTCTTGCCCAGCAATTGGGCTTGGTGTTTCAAGATCTCCAAAATTACGGAAGTAGACTGCCTTTCCATAAAGAAGCTGAATAAATCCATCACGGAATCTGCGTACACGCATTGTTTTAGCTGGTATATGGCCGATATAGCCTATGTCTCCAGCAGTGGTACGTCCTATCTCAATGTACCCATTTCCAGTTGCCTCAAGGTCTGTGTAGGCCTTTATAAGGGTCTCTGTGAATGATTCCTCTTCGTTGCAATCATCTAACCATTTATCTAACTGGGTTTTAATTCTGTCAATTTTTGAACGAGCTCTGTCTGCCTGCTTTTGATCGGTTATAGCATCCATTGCATCTTTTGCTTTTGATGTTTCTGTAAACATATATCCTAGACCAACAATATTTGAAACCTTTGCATTAATTGCTGCGTAGTTATATGTTGAAACTTCGTAAATTTTTGAAAGGTATTCTAAGTTATATGTTGGTTCTACTAGATCAAATAAAGCATACCCACTAATTGCTTGCTGAAGCAGGTTCTGCTGTGTTCCAACTCCAGATGTTCCAACAAATGCTTTTGAAAAATCACGATTAATTTTACGCTTAAAATTTGTTCCAAGCCCTCTTAATTTTTTAATCTCTTCTAAACCTATTTTAAATGGGTCTTCTGATTCTTCTGCCTTTTGAAAATGAAACCAGTCGGATGTGTTTGAAATGTCTATTGTATTTGATGAATTATCATCTTCTAAAAATTCTATGTTGCGTGTCATTGCACTTTACCGTCTCTTAGTACAGAGTCTTTGTAGACTCCGATATCGTATGGGTCTGGTGGGAGTCCCCACTTAAGTCTTTGCTCTTGTTCTGCAAGTTCTTCGTCGTTGATTTTTCTGCGCCCAGATAGGAATTTGGGTTCGCCCTCATAAATACCATATGAGCGAACTTCTCTAGCCAAAGCATCGATTCTGGATCTATTGCCTTTGATTGACGTGATCGAAAGAAAATTCCCATCGTCATCTCCAATCCATCTGCCATCTGGCATCATCCACACATATATGCCTAGGGTTGTCTCTTCGACAATCTTAGTGTTTTTCTTTAAGATATCCATAGACCATAATCATACCATTATCTAGTGCCAAAGTCCAGATTTTGTACCAAGAATTACACTAAATGGTTATATTTGAACCAGCTAATTCAATAGAATATATCGAGTAGGCCAATGAGTCATTTCCAGATGCTGATTCTGATACAGACAGTGTCTCTGAGGCAACTGAGTTAGACCAGTTACCAATATAATAGCTGTAATGCTTTAAAATTTGAACTGGCGTTAGCTCTGTTGGGTATATGGCTATATTGTTATAGTATGAACCAGATCCGTATGAGGAGCCGTCTATATTTTGATTAATTTTAATTACCCCAGAAGTATTATTTGATAGCACAAGGACAACGTGATGTGGGTAACCTATTGTAAAATAATTTAATGAATTAGTCTGAGATGTTACGTCCTGGCCATTTACATATATTGAAGAAATCCCATTTTTATTTATAACCCCAGTAGCCGACCACTCAAATATTTTAGATCCGTTTGCGAATAATACATTTTTCCCAGATCCTGGGGTGTATATCATTTCTATTGTTCTTGTTGGTGAGGCCGCATCTATATTAAATCCACCAGAATCATGCATGGATAAGCCGTTATGATGGCTATGAGAAAGTACTCTTTCATTGTATCTTGATAAATTATAGTCTTGATCAGAATAGATTCTATCTCCAGAGTTATCTGCGTAGTAGTCCATATTGTTAAAAAAGTCAATTGAAATTGATTCTAATTTTGGAATATCAAAAGATGTGTCACTTGAGTACATTGTAGTTCTTATATATACACGTTCGCTAGTAGTTAAATCATTTTTTGTAAAGTGTGGCAAAGACTTATTATTTTCACAAGCCTGCCATCCAGTTAATCCGTCTAAACTAATTTCAACAGATATGTTATCTATGTCTGGTTTATAAGAAAGCTGGGAGCTATTGATTCCAATACCAGATGGAACTATTATTTCTTGTGTAAAGCTAAACGTTGCTGTCGCTGGTAGATCAGTTTTTGCAAATGTTATATAGTCATGGTCTATTGATAGAATAGCATCTCCACTAATTACTTCTGACCACTTTACTGAAGAAGGGTAGTAGTACTGTTTTACTGGCATTATCTTTGAATGGTTTAATGTAAATAAAACTCCGCCGTCTGGCTGTACTATCTGTAGTGGGTTGATTTCATATGATCCAGCAATGTAATGGTTTTTTATTTTATCTTCTGTTAATGCATACCTATAAAATGCAACGCAGTCTATAATAAATAACTCTGACTCATTTGATGGACCAGTCATAAAAGATACTGACTCATTTGAAAATGGATAGCTTTCTGTAACTGATTTTGTAGACTTACTAATGCCGTTTACATACAATATAACTGAAGATCCGTTATACACTGCCGAAATGTAGGATACAGATGTTTTTTCTATTTTTGCAACTGCAACTGTTGATCCGATATAAAACAATACGTTTCCATCTTTATATGTTAGTCCAATTAAGTTGTTATTATCAAATACTAATGGTATTTCGTTTGTAGATGTTTTAGGTGGCTCAAACCAAAAGTCTATTGAGAATGGATTATTTTTATATACAGATGTTGCCATGCCTTGAGTTACGTATATAATTTTTGTATCCGAGCTCATCTTAGTACCAGCTATTGATCCAGGAACTATTGGCATTAATATTGCATTTGATGAGTTAAACGAAACTCCATTATTTCCATTACCAGAATAATCATATATTACCGCTCCGCCAAGATTTGCATAAGAAACTCCATTATCTCTCAAGTCAGCATATGTAGCATACTGTGTTTTAAGAGCATCATATGAAACAGCAGTTCCAGATATAACCTCGTCTAGTAAATAAAATGATGATGGGTGGTCATTTAAGACTACGCTTTTATATGACATCCCAAGCCTACTTTTCTTCTAGTGATTTTACTCTTGCTGTAAGTTCTTGCACCGCTTTAATCAATGGGGAGATAAACTCTTCGTATCTTAATGCTTGCTGTCCTTCTGGGTCATTAACATCAGATATCACCCACCCGCCAAAATCTTCAACATTGGCTTCATCTAATACTGATTTAACTTCTTGTGCAATTAAACCATAATGTGTTCTATTTCCATCAATTTTATTATACTTAACTGGATTGAGATTATTAATAAAATTTAATCCAAGATCAGAACTTAAGATATTGGTCTTTGTTCTTGCATCTGAAATTACTGTCGCCGCTGAGTTAAGGTAAGCGTTTTTCCACCCTCTTGTTACGTTATCGGTTCCAGAGTTAATTGGACCAAGTAATCCCAAACTAAATGTATTTGTTGATAGTGGATACCAGGCAGAGTTAACTCCAGTTGTAGATGTTGCTGTTGTCTGTAATGCAATTCTTGTTGCAATTGGATCTATTACTGCATTTGATCCTGCTGGTCCCGTCGCACCCGTTGCACCCGTTGCACCTGTTGCACCTTGTGGAATTGTAAAATCTAAAATTAAATTACTTGATGTACCGCTATTGGTAACTGCTGCGCTTGTTCCTGCTGCACCAGTTGTTGTAGAGTTAATTGTTATTGTCGCATAGGCATCACCCTTTGGACCAGTAGAACCAGTTGCTCCAGTTGCTCCAGTATCTCCTTTTGGTAAAATTAAATTTAAAACTTGAGACGGAGATGTTCCAGTAATTGTTGCAGAGGCTGAAGCTCCAGAAACAACTGTTCCAATTGTTAAAATGTTAGACGGCCCTGGGCCACCTATAATTCCATCTTGGCCTTTTGGTATGTTAAATGTTAAATGTTGAGATGGTGCAGTTCCAGTAATTACAACTGATGCATTTAGCCCAGCAGTAATTGTATTTGTTGCAATAACATCAAGAGAGTTTGCTGGTCCCGTCGCACCAGTAGGGCCAGGGTGTGCGGCTATGTACGCAGCAATATCATTACCAAGTGCGCCTAGATCCCTGGGAACGTCGGGAGAGTCCGAGTAACTTGGGAAGTGCCATCCATTAACGCCTACTGTTGCCATTTTTTAATTATACCATCCTAGAGTTTATATGCTGATAGGTGGGATGTATATCTCTCCCCACCAGTAACTTCTTTTACTTCATGAAGATAAGGCTCCTGGCTTGGGAACATTACCAAGCTTCCAGCCGAAGGTTTTAATGAGATATTATGATTAGGAAAATGTATTTCTCCACCCTCGTAGTCATCATTAATATAAGTTATCATAGAAAATGCTAAATCGGTATCTCCATCATAACTGTCGCAATGTGGACCCATGGAAGAGCCTTTTGCCCATCTTCTTAGAGGAATGGTTTCCATTGGAATGTTGTAAGAATTTTTATCTAGCTGATGGCTTGATAAATACATTTCAAATGACATTTTAGCTGCCATTTCAAAACTATTTTTAACATATAGAATTTTTTGATCAAGCCTTCCGCCATCTATTTTATTTGAAACATTATTTACTAAAATATTTTTATTATTTCCATAAACAAAAGATGCATCATTGCTTGCGGTCCAATCTTCCCATTTTGTAATAGCGCCGTGGCTTCGTTCATCTGAATCTAAATGATGAATAAACTTTAGCAAATCTTGTGGGTAGCTTAAAACATTTTTAAAGTACCAAATATCATTTTCAAGAATCTTTACATCAAACATGTGATACATGTCGTTTGGATTAAATGTTTCTTTTGAAATTTCCATTAAATATTCTCCACTTCAGATGCTGGTATTTGCTGACCATACGGGGTTAGCCTTAAACCTTGTTCACGAACTTTTTTCCAGTCTTCCTGTTCACCCTTTTGCATTGCTCTAACTTCTGCCAGCTCTTTTGCCCAAGCGTCACGAATTTCTTGTGGATAGTCAGACTCTTCCCTGTCATCCCAAAATGAACCAAGTGTATATCTTGAACTTCCTTTTACCACTGTAACCTCGTGCATGTTCTTATGTCCGCCATGAAATATTAAAAATGACCCAGACTTTGGAATAACTTCTAGTGGCAATTCTCCGTGTTGTGCGTCAAACTTAAGAGTTCCTCCTTCAAAATCATCATTTAAATATAAGAACCCAGCATATCTGCTTCTTGTAAAAGCGCCCATCTTTCCTTCATTATCGCTGTTATCAGAATGCTTTGGGGCAAATGCTCCTGGTAGCCATCTTTGTACATGGAAACTTATTTTTGACATATCGTCAACATTTTTACCTGCAACTTCTGATGCTGCTACTTTAAATTTTTGTTGAATGTCTGTAAACCATGTATCTGGCAGATTGTTCTTTGCTAATATTGCTTCACCGTCATATGGATACCTTGCAGAATAAGACTCATAGAAAGAAATACCCTTCCAATAATCCTCATCAGTTTCTTCTAATTCTTTTAAAACATTAATAACAGACTTACATTCATCCTGTGTTATAAAATTTTCATATAAAAAGATGTCTTCAGATAATTTGATTAGGTTCATTACATTGCACCAGGACCTGATTTATCTCCAACTAGATCATCATATTCTACTGGAGAACCGTCTTGTAAGTACTTCATATTTCTTGGATCTTCAAAATCAATTCTCTTTGATTCTTTTTTCATCCAATTGTAGGCACCAAAAGTTAGCTGATTCTGAAGCCATTCTTTTGACCCAGCATACCTATGCATTACAAAGTTTCTAACAAAGAATTTTTCTCCGTTATAGATTGTTTTTACTCCGTGAAAATATGGTGCGTCTGAGGGGAATACTAAAATATCTCCTGCTTGTGGCTTATGGTTAATCAATTTACCATCAACAAAAAATTCAATATCTCCGCCTTCGTAGTCATCGTTAATGTACATTGTGCATGTAAGTAAAAATTTAGGACCAGGCATTTCTCGTTGCGAAATAATATAATCCGTGTGGTACTGCATAGTCATCTTGTTAGCCAAAACATCTACCTGATCATTATACTTTGAAAATGAGCAGCCAGTAAAATACCAATCTTCTGGCAGCTCTACACCGTGTCTAGTAATATAATCATTTAGAACTAAGTCATATGCCTGCTGAACTTGAGTAGCAAAGTCTTTCTCTTCAATAAACATTGGGTCTTGATTATCTTCATTAATTTCAGGAGTATCTTTAATTTGAGTGTAGGTTCCAAAAGAAGCCCACTTATCCCAATTTTTTAAATAATGCTTGCCTTCTGAAGTTCTTTCAGACTTTTTCATTGTTTCGTATAAAGATTTTGGATCACGCAAAACATTTCTGTATACGTCTACCTTTGGGTATAACTCTACATATTCTAAATTACTCATGGCTGTTTTTCTCCTGTGTGCTTTTCAATTGTCCAAAAAAACGGCGATGTAAATCTATTACCAGACTTTACTGGTCGGACTCCGTGTGTATAAAATCTATCTCCTGGGAAGAAGTAGGCTGCCCCTGCTTTTGGCTTAAACTCTATTCCATGTTGTGGGAAGTATAGCTCTCCACCTTCATAGTCATCATTAAAGTAAAATAAGCCAGCTAAATCATACCAAGGGAAATCATTGGCTCTTCCCTGTTCTATACCAGTATGTAATTCTTTTTCTGCATGAGGCTCTTGTCTTGCTCCAACTGGCCATCTTACAATTGCTGGCCCTGTCTCTTT